TTCCTCGGTCATGCCGTTGATCTGCATCCGCTTTGCTACGGATTCGCAGAATTTGTCAATTTCGTACTCGGTCGCCAGTGGCCGGCGTACTGCTAGCCACTGTTCGTCCTGTTCGTATTTTTCGAGCGTGTTACTCACCGTCTAATGCCCTAATCAATCCATCCATCGCCGAATCAACCGCCCGGCACCCTTGCAAAAACTTTCCGACGATCCACGCCAATTCCATCACCACAAAACAAATAGCGCCGGCAATAAGAGCCGTCCCGGTGAATAGTGGTCCTTGGGTGGTCATATCAAATGCCGTCTAATCTGCCAGTTGAGCGAAACAAACGGTATGTCGTCGTCGAAGTCGTTATAATTTGCTGGCGGTTGTGCTTGTGCAGTGGGCGCCGGCCTTGGTTGCTGTTCGTTGCGCTGTCCGCCGCCAGCCAGTTCAATATCCAGCACGCGAGCAACTATTTTCGACCGCTCTCCACCTTGCGTCTGGTATGTCTCGATATGCGGATCGCTGAGCGTCACGCTAACTAGACCGCCTTTTTTTAGATATGGAGCCAATGCCTCGGCACGTTTACCCCATAACGCGGCGTCTACCCACTGCGCAGGCCTGTTACCGTCTTGCTGTTTTTGTCCGTAGTTGAACGCCAGCGCCAATGATGCCACTGGCTCACCTTGGCCGGTGAACCTAATTTCCGCATCGCGACCAAGCCTTGCTAATCCTGTCAAAATCATTTTTTATTCCGAATATGAGTGAAAATTCTTCCCCTTACCCTTACCGGCAAAGGAATCGGTTCTGCTGTGCTGTACTGCCACTTTTATCCGCATTTCTACCTGGGCGCGGCCGTGCTGGCAGCGTCCTGGTTTATCGCTCTGTTTTCGGCAGCCAGGATAACAACACTCGTAAACTGGGTTATCCATGCTCTATTGCTCCAATATCTGCGAAACGGTAACGACCACTCTGCCCGGCGACTCAACCCCCTGTTTGTTGGCAACAATCCGCTCAATCTGGCTGTCGTCTCTCCACACACCGGCATGGGTTAGTGCGTCGTTCAAGCTCTTGAAGATGTTGTCCAGGTCACGTTTGCGCTTGTCGGGCATATAAGCGTCAACTCGAACCTGTATCGGCCCCGTCAGCGTCGTATGACCTTTGCCAATCATCAAAATAACCTCATCACGGTAGCTGCTGGCCCTGTCGTCTAAAAACACCTGGCCGCGCTTGGTTCTGCGGTAAATGTGGTTAACCGTGGGCGGATATGGGAGTTGATATTGAAACTCAATCACGCCGCCAACCTCTCTTCCACTTGCTGCATCAATTCTTCCTCCGTTCCGTAATTTTCAGCAAACCGTTTCCGGCCTATCTTGTGGATCCCATAAATGCCCGTATGATGTACCGGGCATAACGGAATAACCTTGTCGTGGTCTTTCCTGCCGCCGGCGCCAGTGCCGCAATGATGAATCTCGGCCAACCACGCTCGGCAAACAATGCAGCCTAACCCGCGGATAAGCTCCCATCGTTTGCGCTGGGATTTGGTGGGCTGTTTAGCCATACTTAACTTTAATCATCAAAAAGTGACTTTGCGTAATCTATTTTTTCTTGCAAGTCGCCTTTCCTTTGCATTTCTTCAAAATCTGCACGAGCTAGTCTTATTTTTTTTTGAAATGCGCCTGTTTTACTTTTTAGCAGCATCGATATAGATAATCTGTTTCCTCTGTTTCTTTCTTTTTTTGAATTTACAAAAAAATTAATCCCTTTCTTTCCAAAACTGCATACTGTATCGCTCACGACTCTCTCTCTTTAGAAAACATTGCCTGTTTAATCATGCCGCCATCCTGTAATTCTGATACTCATACCCCATCGCCTCCGCGAATATCCTGGCGTCTATGCGCAACAGAACCCCATGATTTCTGGCGTACTGCATAACGCAATCGAGGTATTCGCGCATGATCCTGATCATCTTTCTGTCAGCCTTTTCGCCGGTCGTCGGATCGTTCTCACATTTGCGGGTAATGCTGGTTTCCGCGGCTATCCACTTCAACAGCAACTTGCGTTCGTCATCGGCGCACTTGCGAACCGTTGTCAGCATTTCCGCGTAGTCTGTAAACTCTCGTTCGTAAATAGGCATCAGGAACCGGCGCTTCATGGCTAGATGCCATTGGTCTTTGGTCCTGCCAGCTAACTCGTTAATTTCGGTGTTTTGCAAGTCTGTCAAAACCATCCAGTAAAGCCGCCGCTGCGCGTCACTTATGCCTTCAACCTCGCTCCAGGGCTTGATAGCCACGCGCCAAACCGTATTGAAATTCAGCGCAGCCACCGCCGCCAAGGCCATGCCGCGGGTAAACGCATTGGACACCATGAAGTCTGTTTTTTTTGGTTTCTTAGTCATTAACGACGCACCGATGCAATTAAATCGATAACATCCATTACGAAAAATATAATCAGTAGCCAAGCAGTAAAATAAGCTGCTTTTTCGCTAATTTTTGCATCAGTGAAAGCGTCAACTATAAAGATTACTGATAGCATGGTTACTAATCTCATTTGCAAACCTCGATCAGCCAAAGAAGATCTTCAAAATCGCAAATTGAGCGCTTTTCCCCATCGGCTCCAGCTTCAAATTCTCTTTTGCCAAATTGGTTTTCCATCCAGTACCATTCAAGCGATTCAAATTCATCGCCAAGCTGCGCAGAAACCAATTTCGTGTAGTTGCTGAAAGTCCGCCAAGCCGCATCAAATAACGGCCTCGTGATGTCGTTGAACAGCTTGCCTAGTTCGTCAAACTTAGACTCAATGTCGTCATGCGCAGCCTTCCACGCTTCCAGCATTTGGAGTTTTTCGGATTTGGTCATCTAATCGCCCTCAATTTACCGGACCAATTCGCTGGCCGTTCTAGTCGTTTGTCCACGTTAAAAACTGCCTCTCCGCCAATCTCGACGGTTATTTGTTTTAACGGCCCGAATTTGTCTCTAAATTGATTAATCATGTCGGCTAACTCCGGGGAATAGTCGCGGACCGTCCTTTTTGGGCGAGAAAATCCAAAAAATCGTACTTATCCCCCCGGTCGGTAATCCATGTCTGGTCGATCAGGTTGCACACCATGACTTTCTTGCCTTCATTCGTCAGCCGTCTAGCCAAAGTGTATGCTGATTTTTGGCCGGTAAAACTCGGGTCTCTATCGGCATAAATCCAGACCTCATTTATATTTACCGGAATTTGTATGGCCTCCATCAGTTGAGCATTCCCAGCCGCCCAAACGGGCAACCCTTCCAGTTGATGAACAGCCAACGCGGTTTCGATACCCTCGGCAATGGCCAACACTTCGTTTTTCGGCGCGAACAATTGGATAGAACACCCAGCAAGCTGCCGTATGGTCGGCAATATCTTTTTTGGACTACTAACCGCGGCTTTCTGGCCTTCCGTCGTGAGGTAGGTGATGTGATATGTGGCTGTTTCTCTAGCTACATTCCGAAATACTGACACCATTGCCGGGAATGTGCCGACCCGCTTCCCGTCTTCGTAGTATGTAACGTTCGGATGGTAAAAAACGTCTTGCTCTGGCCTGGATGTTAATCCACGAGATGCCAAGTAATATTCGACAATATTAGGTCCATTTATAGACTTTCTTCCGCCGTAAATTTCAAATAACCGAGCCTTGTTTTTCTCATAGTCGTCTACCTGTTTAATCGGTTCCATCGTGGTTACTCCTAAAATTTGTCGAATCTCTGCCGCAGTCTCTCGGAATGGTCTACCAAGGTAAGCAATCGCCAAGTCGAGCGGTGATTTGTGGCCGCAGCCGCTGCAAAATGCCATCTCGCGCTTGCGGTCGAACCGGAAGCGGTCATTTCCGCCACACAGTGGGCAAGCACCATGTTTGCCATTCAAAAACGCTTCGTCGATGCCCAAATTTGTCAGCACAGAAACCCACCGGCCGGCGCACTGGTCTTTGATTTGTGGCAATGCGTATCTCATGCTCCACGACCTCTTGCGTAGGCAATTCGACGAGATGTGATGTAGTTCAAAACCTCTTGTGATGGGGTGGCTGGCTGTATTGAATTTTTCTTATATGGCCATGAGTTGAACTTTGCCTTAAACATAGCCAGCGCAAAGTTCGTGCCCTTGCCGTTCTGCTTGCAGTAGCCAAGAAACTCGGCATACCACTGGATTTTGTCAGCCGCTGAAACCTTCAGCTCGACCAGTTCGGCCTCATGGAATGGGATTGCCTCACCTGGCGCTATCATTTCGGTGTGGCATGAAGGGCATACCCGGCTGGACTTGAAGATGTAGCCGCATTTCTTGCACTTGATTTCTTTCGGCTCTTTTGCATCCTGCTGTGCGCGTTCCTTGCGTTCGCGGATCGTGGTTTTATCATCCAGGCTCCACTCAATCGGCGCGTCAATCGGGCCAAGTTCCTCGAAGTTGTGGCCGTGGTAAATTACGATGCAGTCTTGTTTGGCTGGGTGAAGGCGTGAGCCTCTGCCGACCATCTGAATCCATGCGGCAATATTCCGAGTAACCCTGGCCACAATCACGCACGAAATTCGCGGCCAGTCGGTGCCGAATGCCATCACCCCTATGTTCACGATTACCCTGGTTACACCATCAGCAACTCGCTTTTCCATTGCGTCTCGCTCTTCGGTGCTGGTGTGCGCGTCGATGTACTCCACCGCCTCGCCGTGGCTCAAAAACTCTTCGTATATGTGACGGCCATGTTTGCAGTTGACAGCGAAAATCAGCGTGGTTCGGTCGCTGGCCAGCCGCTTATAGTTGCGGTACACGCTGCCGATCAGCTCCGGCTTGTCGCTGGCTTCTGCAAGTGCGCTTTCCTGATAATCACCGTCGGCGTTCAGCTTCACGGCCTCCAAATCCGGCGCGTCGGCACCGTAGTAGCGCATCGGCACCAGATAGCCAGCTTCCACCATTTCGGCCATCGTCGGGCCTTCAACGATCTTGGTATAAAAAGCGCCCATGCCCTTGCCATTGGCTAATGCGGGTGTGGCGGTGATGCCGAGAACAAGCGGGTAATTTTTCAGAAACTCCAAACGCTCAGGGCTGAAAACGGCGTGGGCTTCGTCAGCCATGACAATCGCCGCGTCGGGATGCCGCATCTTTCCGCTTTTGATTCGGCTGGTCAGCGTGTCGATGCTTCCGACTTGAACCAATGGCTGTGAGAACTGTTTTTCCCCTGCCATGATGATGCCAGTCGAAACGCCAAGCCCGTTAAACTTGTCTGCCGCCTGGTAAACCAACTGACGACGCGGGGCGATAAACAGCGAGCGTTTCATCTTTTCTCGGGCTGAGCGTGAAATTTCCCCGGCGATGATAGTTTTGCCGCCGCCGACGTGTAACTGGCAGATTATGCGGGTATGCCCTTCGCGGATCGCTTGGCGTATGTCGGAAATGAGCTTGGTTTGGTAATCTCGTAATTGCATGTATAATTTTCTCCGTTCTGTTGAACACTAAGCCGGTTACTTTCTTTTGCGGGAATGGCCGGCTTTTTTATTGCCTGTAACTTTTTTACCCTTTGCATGGGGTTGTGCTAAATGCTTGGGCATCCACGCCATGAAAGGGAGCAAATCCTCCTTATCCACGATGTACCAACACTTGCGGATTCCATCCCATCTTGCTCCAAGGATTTTTGCTTTTTCCTTGTCATCGTATGGAACAATCAAATCAATTCGCATTTATCCAACCTTGTAAGGGGTTATTACTGTTTACCTTCAAATAAGGCGAGTTCTTGAAGGCGTGCTTCACTTTTCAATAATTTCAATAACTACTTGGGCCGTCCTGGCTTTTTATGTGGTGACTCCAGCAGGCCCGTTTACCGACTTCTGCTGTTTTAGCCTTACTACGGGCCTGATATGGGTTTCCCGTCACCGTTCGGGGTTTGAGAGATAGTCATCAAACCCCCACGCCTGCCTTCTGCCTTGAGACCTGTCTTGTTTACCGTCAAGGACTACTGCGACCTCCTTGGCCGTCCTATCTGGCTATCGCCTTCATTGCTGGTCCCGGTTATCAGCCGGGGGCAAATCCTGTTTCAGGTCATCCGGTTTGTTGCGTGTATCCATTATTTCAAAGTGCTCCAGTTTTAAAGCCCTGGAAGCATCGGGCTAAAAATTCGTTACGCTGCCTTCCTCGATCGAAGCATCTTCGTCTCGCAAGACTTGCAGACATGTCTTGCGCCCTGTCTGGTGCGCTTGGTTGCCGCATACCTATGAACCAGATGGTGTTTGGTGCATGACGAGCAGAAAAAGCTGTTTGGCGGGCCAATTAGCGCTTTAATCACAACTCATCCTCATCAATCGATCGCATATCAGGATCCAGCGTCAGACATAGCCAGATGGCGAAAAACAGCTCGATTGCCATGGATAGGATCGATTTCATTGCAACCGCCTCGGCGCATCAGACTCAGCCAGCATGTCGTCCAGCGCTTTATCAACGGCTTCCGCCAGTTTATTTGCAATCAACATAGACGCCGCCTCTTCGATTGTTGAGTTATTAAGCCTTGAAAACGCTTGCAATTGGGCAAGCTCCACATCGTCCAGCTCAATCTGTATTTTTTGCATTCAAAAGCCCTCTTAATGAGAGCTATGTTCGATTACAGTGCCGGCCAACACAGTTGAGATTGAATCCAGCTTCGACGCAATGAATGTTCTGCCCAGCACGCCGGCTGGAATGCCTTTGCGGGATGCCAACTGCCTAATAAGCGTGAAATCGTCATCTGTCAGATATACGGACAGACGGTTTACATGAACTTCACTATCGTGTTTTTTCGGGCGTGCCATGGCTAGTCTCAAATTGTGGAAATCTAAAAAAAGCCGGCCCGATAACTGCCGGCGAGTAACAACGGAGGGTGTAGCAAAGGGTCACGCCGCGCACCTGGGTTCCATTGTTGCTAGAGAAAGTGCTGGGGTGGTTGGCGTGGTTGTTCATGCGGCGTCTACCAGCTCAGGCCAAACGTCAGGACGCAAGGCGTGTTTTTTAACAACACCTCCTGAGTTTTCATCAAGCAAGCGAGCAAGTGCGGCGTCAAAAGTTGGCTTAGACTCGGAATACACAGCCTTGCGCAAGTATCCAAGAGTCGTTAAGCACGCCTTTGCGTATGCCACTTGATCTGGCTTTGACAGGCTATTCAGGTATCTTTTCAGCTCTTCCATGCTGCAAAGAATACCTGAGGGTACTTTTTTTTGCAATACCTCAAGGCCATTTATTTGTGGTGTTCTATAGGTAATTATTGAGCCATGGATATTTACGAAATAAGACGACTAAACCTAATCCACCTGATTCGGAAAAAAAGCGGAGGTAACGCGGCTAGTTTTAGCACTAGCATTGGAAAAGACCCTTCATATGTACGACGCTGCACATACGAAAATGGACGGGCAGGAAAGAAAAAAATTGGCGATGAAATTTTGCAGGCAATTTACGCCAGGTATAAGGATTTGCCTCCAGGCTGGATGGATGTTCCGCAATGGGATAAGACACTTAATGCAGGGAACACTGAGCCAGGACCAAGCATCAGTGGAGATTCGCCGTTAATCAGTTTTATCCAAGCCGGTGCATTTTGTGAAACGATTGATTTATTTAATCCAGGCGATGCGGAAGAATGGATTCCAAGACCCAAAAAATCTGGGCCAAATACCTATTGTCTCCGCGTCAAAGGGAATTCGATGACAAGCTCAATTCCTGGAGCAAAAACATACCCAGAAGGAACGATTATTTTTGTTGATCCTTCTGTTGCTCCTCATAGCGGATGTCGAGTTATTGCCAAGATACCAAACTGCGAAGAGGCGACATTTAAGGAATACCATGTTGTTGATGGAAAGCACTGGCTGGTACCAATCAACGCCATGTTTGACAAAATTGAAATGACTGATGAGATGAGGATATGTGGCGTAATCATAGGAAAATGGGAAGGAGAATGATTTTTAAAATTTTGATTGGCTTATTGTTAAGCTTTCAGGCGTGCGCTTATTTTGACTCAGGATCGGTAATACACGAAGGGTTACTAGACCAAGACAGGGAAAGAGCAGGATATAAATCGGCGTATTCTTTCGGATATATCATCGGAGTAATAGACGTAATTGATGAAGTTATTATTTGCATGCCTCATGGAACCACTAAAGGGCAGCTTGCTAAAATTGTGCTTAACTATATGGAAGTCCATCCAGAAAAATGGAGCGATCCAGGAAAATATTCTGTTATCAATGCACTTAAAGACTTGTGGCCCTGCAAGAATCAAACAAAGGAGAAATAAAATGAAAATATTAATTACCATCTTGGCATTTGTCGCATCAGCTACGGCCCAGGCAGAAAGCGTGCGCGGATACACTCGCAGAGACGGCACCTACGTTGCGCCACACATGCGCAGCAGCCCGGACAGCAGCCGCTATAATAATTACGGCTCTCAAACATATGGCGGCAGCCAGCGTGACGAATTCAGCAGCGCACCCGCATACAATCAACGGAGTTCCAGTTATGGCTTCGGAGACAATGACAACGACGGGCAATCGAACTCATTTGATAGAACTCCCAATAACAGCGACCGCTGGTAAGTAATCCACAGCGCAACTAAAGCCCTTAACCGGGCTTTTTTTTACGACCATCAGCCGGCCTTGAGTCGGCTTTTTTGTGCCTGATGAAAAAAAGTTACCCGCGGGTATTGCATTTATAAATACCTTGAGGTATCTTATATCCCAACAAAGCAGCAAGCGATGTGCGTAACCTCCTAAGCCTGCCCGGTTTCGATAACGGGCTTTTTTACCGGAACTAGATATGAATATGAAAGTGGAAATAGATTTAAACAACCTTCTATTTGATGAAGATTACGGCCCGGAAACACTTCAGGAGTCTGTGCAAAGACAAGTAATTGAGTCTGTTAAAAAACAAGTTCTCTCAACTTCGGTTCATAAAGTGCAAGAGGAGATAGACAGGCAAATAGCCAACACAGTAGCTCAAGCTATAAAAGATAGGCTCCCTGAGCTGTTCGATGACATTTTGAACGCCGAATATACCCCTGTTACAAATTATGGTGCGAAGTCAGAGCCTACGAGTTTTAGAAAGCAACTCGTAAAAACCATTCAGGATCAAATGGTTTACAAAAAAGTTAGCTATGTATCTGAACGAAATGCTTTTACCGCTGCGGTTGATTCAATTGTTGAATCTCAAGTTTCAGAAATTAAAAAAGATTTTGCAAAACAAGTTCAGACAGATGTTGCAAAACAAGCATTTGAAGAAGCGTTAAAGATTTTGAGAGATAAGTTAAAAGTTTGATTACTCCTGACTCAGCCGCGCGGACCGAACGTCGGCGGCTATTTTTTGGAGAACATGAGAGACGAATTGGTCCTGCCTTGGCGGATTAGTTAGCAGCACAAAGCGCCGAGTAAACAAAGTGAACTGCAAAGCCGGTGAGAGTCCGGCAACTAACAAATTAGGCTTCGTTGAACAAAGAGCCTGCCGTATAAATCCAACAATGGGAGTGGTTATGAGCATCAATAAATTGCCAAGCGGCAAATATGTCGCGAAGGCTTGTGGCAGAGAGTTCGAGGCATTTACAAGAAGAGGCGCGCTAAAAATAGCGGCAAAACGAATATGGGAGTCAGCGAAATGAGCTTGGCATTTGAATTACAAAACAGGCAGCAGGCGAGCAGATACGTTAGACGCCAGCACCATGGCGTTAAACACAACTACATCGGCGCATTGATGACCATCAGCGTGTTATTCGGAGTCGGACTAATTTCGCTGGGCTATTACGAATACCACCGGTACCAACAAGCCATGACCACGCCGGCCCATAGCGGCTGTGTGATCAGCCAATCAGAAGCGCGTGAAGTGCTGCATATCGCAGCAGTTAAGCCGGAGAGAAGAAAATGAAACTAGCACTATACCAATCAATTTACAACACCATCAGCCCGATGGAAGAATGGGCAGACGGACATAAAGACTATGTAAGGGTGTCCGAATTTGTCGAAGTTGAATTTCATGAAAGGGAACCGGCGGAAGTTACCGCCGAGAAAGTCGCTCAACTCGATAAAGTTCTGGGCGAACTCATGTCTCAAATTGAAATAATTCAAGCGCAAAAACAAGAGCTGCTGGCGTTGTCGTATGAGCATGAATAAACACAAACGCAGCCACCAAAAACGCTGGATAAGCGCGTTTTTCCACGGTCACAAAAAAACACCATATTGGGTATACGCCCCGTTCTAGGAGGATTTATGGCAACTCAAAAAACCGGCCTTGATCTGCTCAGGGAGCCATTCAAGCCTAACCAGATAAGCAAACTACCCAAGCCAACCAAGGCACAAACCGACGCTGTAAAAGCCGATTTTAAGGCCGGCGTACGCTGCCAAATTTGCGGAACTTGGCATCATCCTCAAGTTGTGCATTTAGATTATGTCGGGCATGCAGCATTGACTGATCGCTTGCTCGACGCCGATCCATCGTGGAACTGGGAGCCAGTATCGTTCGATGACAAAGGATTTCCGGCAATCGATGCAAACGGTGGCATGTGGATCAAATTAACCGTCTGCGGTGTTACCCGCTACGGCTACGGCGACGCACAGGGGAAAACGGGTGGCGACGCCATGAAAGAGCGTATTGGCGATGCGTTAAGAAATGCCGCCATGCGATTTGGCGCAGCCCTCGACCTGTGGCACAAGGGCGATTTGCACGTTGAAGAACCAGAAGAAAAGCAACCAGAGCAAAACCATTCAGCAGCACTCAAGGCGACTAAAACTCTTGAAGAGCTAACAGACTATTGGGCAAAGCTGGATCCAAAAGTTAAAGAGCTTCACAAGTTGGCATATGCTGAAAAATGGCGCGAATTTAATCCAAAAAAAGAGGCCGCATAAATGAACTTGCAACTTTACAAACTCACTGAGCATTATTTGCAAGCACTGGACTTTTTAACCGATCCAGAGAATGACGTAGACCAGAAAACCGCCATTGATACTATCGAATCACTGGATGGGGAACTTGACGACAAACTTCTAAACGTAGCGAAGGCGTTGGCTAATTACGAAGCCGAAGCCGAAGCGATTAAGGCCGTCGAGCAGCGCCAGCAAGCCCGTCGAAAATTGCTTGAAAATAAAGCGTCATGGCTACGTGACTATCTGAAACGCAACATGGAGGCTACTGGACATAACAAATTCAGTGATAACGAAATAGCCGTTTCATTGGCTAAAACGCCAGCATCGGTACAAATTGACGATGAAAGTTCGGTGCCGAAAGAGTTCTGGAAAACCAAGGTGGAAACGTCGGTCGATAAAAAAGCCCTGGCTGATGCCATTAAATCAGGATTAGACCTTCCAGGGATTAGACTTCAAGCAGGCTTTCGGGTGTCTATCAAATGACCGTCAAAATCAAATGCGAGTGCAGGCAATGCATCCGCGACCGATGTGAGGTTATTGAATTTCAGCCTGGGGAGTTTATTCCAGTCGAGTCTACACGCATGATTTTGTGTCAGAAATGCGGAAATAAAAGATGCCCACACGCGAACAATCACCGCAACGCCTGCACTGGCAGCAACGAACCTGGGCAGCCCGGCAGTTCATATGCTGACTGTTAATTTAATAATACAACGATGAATAACATGAACCACAAAACCCTACCAGAATTCGCCGAAGAGTTTGAAATTTCGTCCGTTACACTCAGACGAATATGCAAAGACCTGGATTATGAAAAATGCGGCGGTCGCCACTTGTATTCCATCGACGACGTGAAAGAGGCAATATCACAAATGTACTCACAACAGGTAGGCGCACCGGATGGTCATGTTATCCAAAAGAACATGGCTAAAGTATTTCGCCGTACCGAAAAGACCGTGCGCGGCTGGGTGATAACCAAAGGTTTTCCAGAGCAAAAAGGCATTTGCCGATCTATCGGCAACGGCAAGTCATCACCCTATTTCTCAATTGCAGAGATTGCAAAATGGCTGGAGGTTGGCGGCGAGAAATACAGCGTCAAATATGAGCCGAGTAAATCGCGGCCATTGTTTTCACCACGGCAAAATCAATCAAAATTCACGCGCCTGCGAATCGGTAAAGTGGTGCCGCGCCAGGTGGTGCATGTTTATTCAGACTGGGCGCATGGGGAGTGATGATGGACAAATCCGAACTCGAGACCATGCTATGCCAACACTACGGCTACAAATCAATGCCGGTAAACGCGAATTACGCCGGATCAGCGATGATCGACTTTGCCAAAGCGGTTGCCGATAAGGTTGAAGCCGACACGCTGAAAAAAGCCGCCGAGCAGCTTAAATCGCTGGGATGGCATCGGCAAAAAAGGCACCAAAGCGCGAGCCGTTGAGCGAAGACAAAATAGAAGACATAAGATTAAGGAATTCTAATTTGGTTGCATGCAAACATAATGAACCTCATGAATTTTTGGAGTTTGTCAGGCTGATAGAGCGCGAACACCGCATAGGATCAGACAATGCTTAGCAGAGAAGAAATCGTAGAAGAATGGGGCAAAGGCAACTTTGCCGGGTGGTTTGATTTCGCGCAGTACATTGCGGAAATGGCCTATAACCGGGCGATTGAGGATGCGATAAAGATAGCCGATCCACACAAGTCATCATTTGCAGCAAGGTTCATCGCTGACGAAATCCGCGCACTAAAAGACAAGGAGCAAAAGAAGTGAAAGAGCGACTAAACCTAGATGAATCCGCCGAGCTTTTAGGCGTAACCAAGCGCACCTTGGCAAACTACCGGGCTAGACGGGATTTTCCAAAAGCCATTAAGATTTCGCGGAAGATGATATTTTACAAGCCGGAAGAACTGGCTAAGTGGCGGGATAGCCAAAGGGGGTAATAAGCAGTGAGCGACTATTTAGAATATTTAGCCAATACCGGACAAACTAGAAATGATATTAAAAAGAAATGCGAAAAATGCGGTAAAACTTCCGGTTTCTTCGCATTGCAATAAATGCTCAAAAATACCAGACTAATCAAGCAAGTCGGCTATTTCGCTAGCCGGCTTGTTATAATAAATACTGAGGCTCCGTAAATCTCGATGACCGAGTATACGCGCCAGCGTCAATACATCTACTTTCTGAGCCATAAAAGTACATGCGGTATGCCTCGCGTCATGCAGCCGCATACCCTCGATTCCCGCTGCTTTGAACCCTTTCGCAAGCTGTGGACGGAGGCATTCAACAGCAATATCAAAAGGCCTAGATTCGCCAATCCTGCCGCGCAATATCTCGCAAGCCCTACTAGATAGTGGCACCTGTCTCTTATCGCCGTTTTTAGTCGTCTGTAGCGTTAAAAACCGCCTTTCCAGGTTAACATCGCGCCACTCTAGGCCCAATATCTCGCCCCGCCTCATTGCGGTCTCAATTGCAAACAGGAAAACAGCCTTTGCGGTTTCGGGCAATACCGCGGCTAAGTCGTCTATCTGCTGCTGAGTAAAAATCCCGTCCCTGTGTTTGCTGTTTCTCGGCCTCTTCACATCCTTGCAAGGGTTCACATCGATCCATTGCCATTCCCGTCGAGCGACTTCCATGACGCTGTTAACGTGGCCGAGGTACTTAATCACGGTTCCCGGCTTAACCTCTTTGGCTAGGCTGTCGCGCCACTCGGCTATCATAGGTGTTGTGATGCTGCTAACCGGCGCATCCACAAACGGTAGACGATTAAGCAACGCTGCGAAGTTCTGCGCCTCTTTCACTGCGCCCCTATGCGTTGGCGTGACCTCTTCCAAATAGCGCTGTATGGCCTGCCGTAGCGTCTTCCTAGTGCCGACTGTTAACGTGCCGGCGAGAATGTCGCTCTCGGTATGCGTGGCCCAGGCTTGCGCCTCGCCTTTAGTCGCGAATGTTCCTGATAATGGTGGATGCCCTAGAAGCCTGACTTGTGCGCGCCAGCGTTTGCCGCGCTTTGTGATAGTTGCCATTGGTGCAAATGTGGTGCAATCAAAAAGCAGGCATATTCCGCTATTTGCACTTATTTGCCAATATTGACATTTTAGAATGCTGGTGTTTGCTGGGTTTGTCGGCTATGTTCCGCCATATGCAATTATGTGCTTTTATAGCTCACCTCCTAGCGACAGGGACGTTATTCCGCGCTTATAGCGGCTTGCGGCGTGAGTTGGTGCAATTCTGGCGCACGCCGCAATTTTTAGCCGCTGAAAACTTGCTCTTGCCCATCATGCCGCCAATGCAGTTCAACGGCGCCGAATTTCCGAAGATGCCTATATCCGGCTTTCATGTCTGAAATGGTGAGGTTCTTCGGCTTTGACAGCGCCTTGATGACGCAAAGCCCTGATTCGGCGATTTCGGCAATCACGGCGAACTTATATGGGTTAGGCTCTTGCGGGGCAATCCCTGGCTCATACACGCGTACAAGCCTAACCTTTGGGTATTCGTACCGGTAAAAGTCAGGCGTGACATCTTCCGATGTTATGCGATCTTGTTGAATCTCAGAATTGTGCATGTGAATTTGCAGCGATTATCTACCGGGCCAAACAACCCCCAGCCGATATAAGGCGTCCAGGCTCGCTTGATGAATGGTATTTTGACTTTGGCGCGAAACTGCCAAGCCCCATCAGGTCTTTTCCAGAAATTTTGTGTGTCCTGAATCATCCAGTTGTTAAATGCGAACCACTTGTCATAATCGACGCCAATTTGCATGTAGTTGAAACTATTTCCGCCATTGCGTTGAAGCCATTTAACCCTGTTCCAAAAATCATACGGGCTACCAGTTATTCTTGCTTGATGCCCAGCATCACCCGTCAGCGGATTATCGCGGGTCATAAACCAACCCCAGCCATGCGTAAGCTGTAGCTTGTCTTCCGTGCTGAAAAATTTAACCGCTACCCAGGACAACCAGTAGCGGTTCGCCATAATCAGCGCATGTGGAATCAGGTACAGCCCCCATTTCAAATACATCATAACGCCTCCTTTATTTGCTACGACCGCGGTATGCCACGCCTGCCGACACAGCGCCGGCCAACAGCAAAAGCTGACCAACATCCTTGCCGATCCATGCCATTGGCGCACCAATCAACGCCGCAATCAGCCATATTTTTTTCTGCAAAGATAATCTAATCATCGAAAGCCCTTGTCATAAGTGTTGATCGCCTATCGCCGCCGGCCATGATGACTTTCATCGCCTTACGCTTGAAATGCCATTGCATCAATAACGATATGGAGCCGATCACGGCGCCCACAATCCAGCTGTGAGCGTCCAGAACCTTAACGATCCCATCGAATATCAGGGCCGCGCTAACGCCGACGCTGGTGATGAAGCCGCAATTCCCTATATTTTCGGCGTGCTGGCTAACGGTCATTTGGTCACCGGCTCGACGGCCGGGGCTGTTTTGAGTTTGTGGGTCATGGCTTGCTGGGTGCAGTAGTCATTTTTTACTCTACAACATGCTGTTTAATTATTGGTTTTGGTCTATTCCGAAGTTTATAAATTAATTTCTACCTCAAAATATACTTAATAGCGTCAGCTAAATATCCGGCCTCAACCATATAGCCTAATTTCGACGGATGAACATCGCCGATTGCCGTCATCCACCCATTTGCATATGCCGCTGAAAAATCAGAATTCCAGACGTTAAACGTATCCACTACTAGCAGCCCGTATGTCGCCGCTGTTTTATAAATTTCATCGACATACGTTTTTTGCAGCGCGTATGACGCAACGCTTGTCGGTGATGGTGCCGGCGTTTTGATTATTAGCGGAATGTTCGCCGCTGCTAGATAGCTGGCAACTAAATCAAGTTGAACACCAAAATCGGCAGCACTGTTAGTCGCCGAGTTAGCCCAGTGGTTGATTCCATAACCCAGCACAACAGCGTCAAATTTTGCCGCACTGCCGGCATCCGTCAGAATCCTCAATGCATCCCAAAACTGCGTTGGAGTTTTTGCTAGCCATGTTTTTAAAAAGCTCCCACCAATCCCGGTATTGATTAGAGAAATCTCTTTTTTCGCGGAGTCGTAGGCCTCGAACCCAACGATAATCATCCCGCCTGCGCCAGTAGCTCCACGCTGTATCGTGTACGTATTTGCTCCCAGCGTTGTTGATCCCGTGAGTTTTTTAACTGAGTTACTGCCAGAAGGCGTGGCAGTGCCTATAACCGTAGCTCCAACCTTGATTTCAAATTGGTTATACGTTGCGCCTGCGTCTATGTAATAAACGTCAAGAGTATCTGTATTGGTTGCAGGTGTGAACGTGATGGGATTTGTATTACTTGCATTAGTAATACTAGCGCCACAAATTCCAGTTCCAGGGCTGAACGTTGCCCATCCAGCCGGCAAATCAAGCAGCCTGTTATCTGACGCATGTAGCGCCAATCCGTTTGTATTGTCGTTTGCTGTGCCATAGTGTGATTGCCAACCTGCTGGTGCCACGCTGTTTGTTAGTATTTCACTGAGCCTTGTTGCAAATGAGTTTGGAATTGAATTTAGCGAGTCGGTTGTTACACCGGCAGTAGTTGAGTCCCCGGCAAATAAAATGCGAGTGTTCGAAACCCCAGCTATGGTGTTCCTAATGGCGTTAGTAAGCCGCGTATATTTTGTTTTGTCGAATGGCGATAGCGATGGGTGCCCTGGTATTGACCACCTCACTTCATCGGAAGCATAAGTATCTAGTCCTACCTGCGCCACGCCAACCCCAAAATCGGCGGCGGGCGGGAATGAGGCGCTTGAGGGGTATTGCTGTACATCCGTTCCCAGTTTTTTAGTTGATGGAGTGACTATGTCTCTATATTCAGTCATGTATATGGCCTCAGAAAATGTTAGCGATTACATCGATTGGAATGGTGTTGGCGTCTATGTATATTTTTGCTTGCGCCTTTGCCCATTCCTGAACAGGCGGGTCAAGCTTTTGCTTAATCAGCTCTTTTGCTTTGTCATCGTTATTGATCAGCGAATTGACAATAACCAGCTTTTCAGCATCGGTTAATTTCTGATATTCTGCGTCCAAGTCGCTCGCCCTCATGTTTATCCAGCGTTGAGCTGCTAGATAATTGGCCAATTTAGGCAGGATAATGGCCGCCTGTTCTGCACTAATCGCCACCTAACAACCTCTCTTGCCTAGCTTCAAATGCCAGCCCTATGAACTGATCTTGCCGTTTGATGGTTTCTTCGCGCATTGAGACGACCGCATCGCTGGTCCCTCGATTTGTCCTTGCTATTTCCAGCAATAAAATAGGTTGCCATTCATATTTTGCACACTTCCAATCTTTTGTTTCTGCGCCTGTCGTTGGGTGCCTTCCTTCAATTGCCATATAAGCCCTGCACCTATGAAGCTTGCCTTTTCTATCAACGTGTTCACACAGCTTTTCATCTGGACAATCTAAAATAACATCGATACTCATGGATTTGTAGCCTCCATAATCACAACCAAACACCTGTCCAGATTGTTAGGAAATCGGTAAATTCCGGCGTATTTCATGTTATCCGTCCATTGATGCCCAAGTGGACAGGTTAAGATGGTTTCGATCACGATTTAACTCCCAAGCAAAAATCCACATATCTAGGCGTCCAATTATTGTATCCATTGTTGCCATCAGTTTTGCCATATAGCGTATGCGTATGAGCGCCAGAATACGCTGTAGATGCGGCTTGATCTGCTCCTATCCCACTTGTCAACGACCATGAGCCGCCGCCGCTTGTTTCCCAAAACCCGCCGCCGCCGCCTGAAATATGTGCGTGATCGCCTACAGCGTTAATGCCAGCAGAACCTAGCGCATGATCATGCCAAGGTACAACATTGTTTAAAATTGGCGACATACTGCCTCCGCCTGTACCCCCGGTACTGCCAGATGGCACTATTCGCATCATGTAGTCGTCGACTGTGCCAACTGTAGCCCATCCGACAGGCGGGTTGACTTGATAAAACGGCATGACAGTTCCGGCCGGAATTGGATTTGGCAGTGTCGCAATATCCTGTTTTGCCGCCAACGCCGCTGTAAATTGCGCATACTCAACATACTGACCACTTGCGCTTGCCTGACCGGCGCCGATGTGCTTAAATCCGCTCATTGGTAGGTTTGCCAATATGGGCGTTTGCCCATCATTAGCAATTGATGCGGTAACGGCTGCCGCCATGTCATTGACCACGTTGTTGTATTTGGTGGAATCTATGGTCGTGCCGGTGACCGCCGGGAAACTTGAGCCTGGTGGGTTGTACGTACCGCTTCCGTTTCGGGACACTTTAGCCCTCCTTCGCCATTTCGACGCATGTTATGTTATAATGTATCAATTTCAAAATTAAGGAATTGATATGCCGTTTAAAAACCAGCATCCCCTTTATTCTGTTTGGAAAAGCATGAAATCTAGATGCCTTAACAAAAGAAATAAATCTTTTCACCGCTATGGTGGTCGTGGGATTACTGTATGTGATTCGTGGGTTAATAACTTTCATGCTTTTGTGGCCGACATGGGAGAAAGACCTAAAGGGTTTACACTAGAACGGATTGATAACCAAAAAGGATATTTTCCAGAAAACTGTAAATGGGCATCAAGACAAGAGCAGCAGATAAATAGAGATGTTGTGAATCGTTTTTTTATAGACGGGGTTGAGATAGTTCCTGCTTTATTAGCAAAGGATCTAGGGCTAAAATCTGATAGCATCACAAATCGAGTTAAAAAAGGCCTTAGCATTGATGAAATACTTTTGCCGCATAAAAAAATTGACAGAACCGGCTTGTCTTTAGGCGGAAAAGCAAATGGGGCAAGACAGAGAGCAAAAACCCATTGCCCAAATGGGCATGAATATAAGCCAGAAAACCTGATTGCAAGCAAAGAAGGCTGGAGACGGTGCAAAATATGCCATCGAGAAAAAGAAAGACAAAGAACAGCTTCTCGTAAAAACGATGCTAGTATTACGCTTTGATTTACTGATCCATTTCGACTCATAATTTAGAATCCTTTTTAGTTGTTACATTATAACATTACAAAAGACTAATCCTGTGCAGCCTGATTACCGGCATTCCTTAAAATCTCGGCTATTATCCTTTGCCGTGTCAGTCCGGGAGTTACTTCTTTGGTTAGGTCTGCCAATCCTTTTGATAAATAGCCTCCGTCCTTCCACATTGCGCGAGCTGCTGCTTTTGGGCCTAGTATTGATGCTGCTAGGCTAGCTGCACCGACACCCGCCGCCTCTGCCGGGTCTCGTGATATCGCATAGTCAGCGCCGGCAGTGCCACCTAACACGCTTCCGCCTGTCAATGCTTTCACGATTGCCGAGTTGATGGCCGTTCCAGAATCCGGTGCTTTGTCCGGAATGAACGCCTTGCCTACCTTGGCAATGTCGGTAAACTCTTGATCTCCTGCGCCATAAATAACCCGGTTAGGGTCGCGCTGTCGCATTTTGTTGAGCAGGATATTGGGGCGTATTGTGGCTGTTTCCGGGTCTACCGCCGTCTCAATGGTTCGCATGACAGACCAATCCTTATTGGCTTTGCGCCATGCTTCGAGATCGTCAGCACCGGTCTTGCTTGGCAACGCGTTACTGTTCTGCCCGATAAGGCTGCGCTCCATGGCTGAGTCCGCTGAGCCGCGTATTCGCTTCAAAGCTTCAGCCGTCGCCGGGTCGCTGTTCCTGAATGCCTTTGACTGCTTGTCAAGCATCGATCGAATGTCTTGATACTGCTTGCCAGCAATGGCCGCTCCTTCCGGGGCTGTACCAAAGTCGCGCAAATAGCTGGCCACGATATTTTTCTGATTGACCGGGATGCGCTCCATCAGCGTTTTTTCAATATCGGACAAATCAGCCTTAAATTGCGGGTCAACCATCAGACTGTTACGCCCGGCAACATCATCATAAACGCCTGATATTCTCGATTTCATGCCGCCCATAACATCAGGCGTCGCCATGTTGGCATTTTCTCCGCCTTGCTTGAATAGCGCCTCCTGCCATGCCAGCCTTTGGCCTTCTTTTTGTGCCGCCTGGAATTCAGAGGATGAAGGCAATACGCTTAATTGCTTGTCTACGGCTTGCAGGGTCCTGTTACCGGTTTCCTGTGCCGCATTGAGATTGATGCCGATATCTCGAGCCTTGTTTCGTAAGCCGTCGGTGACGGTATCAATTGCGCTTCCGGCCGCCTTTTTGAATGGCTGAGCCAGAAAGCCGATAACCTTTGCCGCACCTTCGCCAACGCCGGCACCAAGCGAACCTGCCGCCATTTCTTCCATTTTGTCCTGGAAGTTGCCGTTATGAGTCAATCCTTCGGCATAGCCTGTGGCCAATATGCGCGGGATAGCACCACCTATGCCGCCAGCAGGAGCAGTTATCGCCATATCGGCTAGCGTCGATCCAACTCCAGCGCCTGAGTTTTGCTTTACCCATTCCTGCTCTCCGGCTATCCTCGCGTCATCCTCTGGGGATGCAAGCGGATTTAAGGCGTTCATTGCCTGATTTCCTCGGGCCGAGAATCCGCGCAAGGCGTTTATTATTGGGTTTCCTTCGTCAGTAATGGTTGGCTGTGTCGTTTCTGGTGTTTCTGAATAAGCCTTAGCCAGAAGCTTTGCGACTTCGATATCTCCGGCATCGTGCGCTTTCTGTAGGGCTAAGCCTATTTCTTCTCTAGTCGCCATTTATTGCCCCAGGTAATGCTTAACCAAATCATCGGTATTGACCTGCTTTTTTTCTTCTACAGCGAAATCAGGCAACGAAACATTCAGCCCGGAAGCCTTAGCCTTGTCATACAGGTACTTTGTTACTCTTTGCAGGGAATCGTTGAACTCACCCTCTGACATAGACGGGTCTAGCGCACCTACTGACTCCGATATCTTCTTGCCTTCCGCATCTGATAAAGCACCCATTCCTTTCAGGGCTGAAACCATTGGAACGAACGTCTGAGCCTTGAAGGTATCGAGATTGGCTTGAAAGTCTCTAGCTTTGGTGCCGGGTATCTTGCTCATAAAGCTCGATGCGCCCGTTGCTGATTCTCTGCCAGGATGAGCGGCCAATATTGCCGCCTGATCCAAAACCTGCTGGGACGATAAGGAAGCCTGCGTTTTCTGCTGCTCCTTGGCCGCGTCTGCTTGCTCTTGTTTTATGGTTTGAGCAGTAAAAGGTTTTTGACCAACGGCCTGAGAGCTTGGCGTATAGGTCGGCTGACCATCAGGACCGACAACCTGAACCAATGGGTCTTGTCTTGGCTGCGGTGCCGGTCTAAGGCTTGCGGCCAATCTAGCCATCTGCTCTTGTTGGGCAAAAGTCTGATCCCTTGCAAGTTGCGCTTGTTCCGCCCTTGCTTTCCGATCTTCTTCCCGCTGTGAGGCTGTGAGCTCGGCCTGCAATTTTCTATCTTCAACTTTGTTGGTGTGTTCCGCCTGAGCCGACGCCAAGTCAGAACCCATTTTCAGCATCATCTCTGGAGATGCGATTCCAGTAGCCGCAACCTTGTCGAGAGTTGGAGGAGTTTGGCCTGAATACAGCGCTTGAACAATTGCCTTCTTCTTGTCGTCAAGTGCAACCTGTTTATCTTCGGCAGTTTTTGCCGTGTATGCCCCGGCCAATTGCTGCGCCACCTTAGCTACGCCGGCTAATGGTGATACCGGCACCACATAACCGCCAGCCGTCTGGTTGGTTTCCATCGGCTCTTGTCCTTGCTGCATCAGCATTTCAGCAATGCGTTGTCTGCGGTTAATCGCCGCTTGTTCCTGATCCATCATTTGCGAACCCCATATTTATTTATCATGAGTCGATTCGTTATCCGTTGTCGTGCTGTTTGAGGCGTGTTACCGGCATTCAATATGCGGTCGGCCAGCGCCGCCGATTGTGCGTTGGCTCGGTCGCGTTCAGTTGGCCCGTTGTTGCCGGCGAACCTTTGCAGATTTGACCGATAAGCGTCGTATTTATTGAGCGTGTTATAGGCGTTTTTTGCCTGACTCAACAGGCCGCCACCAGCGCCCGTTCCGCCCCAGGATGCAAAAGCTGGCGTTAATAGCGAGTTGGCCGCGGCGGTTCCTGCTGCGCCTAGCCCTCCCGCTGCCGCCGCTTCCGGCGCAATAGAAAGACCGGCCGCCGTAAATGCCGGCGTGATGGCGCTGGCACCAGCACCTGCGGTTACTGCTCCGCCTGCTCCGGCCGCGCCACTGGCAAAAGTCGGCGTGATAGCAGCACTCCCCGCCGCCGTGCTTCCTGCCATGCCGCCAGCCGCTGCCCCACCACCGCCACCACTGGCTAAACCGCTAGCAGCCCCGGCAGTAAAATAAGTTGCCGCGGCTATCGCCAAAGCATCAGCCGGTTTTTCTTCGCTGAACCGGTGAATATCACCAATAGCATTGCCTTTGTTTAACTGGTAATCCGGCAGGGTATATTTGTGGACGGCCTTTACCACTGGCGATAGCACTTGATTAGCAGCCGTCATCGCCTGCCCGGTGCCTTCGTGTGCAAAATCGGATACCGTATTCAGGCCTGGGATGTATGTGGTGACATCAAGCGCCCTTCCTAGATCAGCGATGCCGCTCTTGTGTTTATCCCGCCAGCCGGCGCGATAGTCCGGCATCTGCTGCCAGTCGCCCCAGTCTATTTGTCCGTTGTAGTCAGGCATGATTCAACCTATTGTCCTGGTCTACTCAGGTATGCGCCACCAAGCGAGCCGATCAAGCCAGCCCCGGCCTGGATGTTGCCGTTCTGTTGTGCTTGCTGCTGGTTATAAATGTTCTGCTGCGCTTGGCCCTGGTTGCTGATAGCGCCGGCAATAGGCGCCGCGCCAACATTCATGCCGCCCTGATAACCCAAGCCGCTGGCAAATGGATTGCTAACCTGAGCGCCTGACATGATTGCGTTAATCTCGTTAAGTGGCGTTTGCCGTTGCGTAAGCATTTCGGCGATAGCCTGCTGCCTGGATTGGTTATCCATGCCGAAATCACGCGTAGCCTCCTGGCCGCCGGCCAAGATGGCATTACTGCGAGCGTCATTATATTGGCGGTCTATTTGCGTCATGGCCGAGTCATATGCCCTCGTGCCAGGCCTAATGCCGGCGGCAATTAATTCTGAATTCTTGGCATCTCTCTGTCCGGCTGTGTCGGTATCGATCCGACTCATCATGGCTTTTACCACGTCGTCTCGACGTTGGCCAGCCGATTGTGGCGCTCCAGGCAATTTCGAGAAATCAAGCGGATTTCCGGCACTTGTTCGCACCTGATTGGCAATATTAACGCCGGCATCACCAAGCGATGTTTTCGCTTGTGTTTCCCTGGATAAAATAGCTTGTTGTTCTGGCGTCAGCGCCTGCGTGATCGTGGGGGTGTCGCCGTCCCAAGTAACGCGCTGCGTGCCGTATGGGTTGTTGACGTTGGGGTTATTGATTCGCCCGGTGGCCTTAGCGGCTTCCAGATTGGCTGCGCCTTGAGCGTTGGCCGCTCCTACATAATCGGGGGCCGGCGGCGCCTTACTTGATCCCATGTTTAATCCTTGTCCATTTGCAATTGGATTTGTTCATTGTGTACAGCATTAAGCCAGCGTCATCGATCCAGCAGCGCAGGGAATAACCCAGATGTTGAGCCAGTCTGATAATCCGCTCGTTAGCGACTGGCATAAAGGCAATCAATACATCTATGCCGGCTTGCATATAGGGGTAATAGTGAATAAACCACAGGTAATTACGCGGCACCACTACGCCATCTTGAATCGCGAAATGAATGTGGCATGACTTGTCGATGAAATTGTTGTAGCCGGTGACCGCCACTAGCTCACCGTCGCGCTCAAGGCCGATGGCCTGAACCATGTCATAGCCAATTGTTCCGGTACGGTCTCCCAGCCAGTCCTGGCAGCGCTCTAAATCCCTATCGATAACTCTAAAGGCCATTGCCGATCTCGAAGATGTAATCCATCGAATTCCAGCGAACCTCGCGGACGTTGGTCGAAACTTTTATTTTCCCCGATGCACAATACCCAGGCCATGCGCTAGGTGTCGCCCAATTTTTGACGATTTGCATGCCGCCGCCCCACAGAGCGCCATCCCATGTCGAAACATCCCATGTCGCTGTCCCCGTTGATACGGCGGATGCCGCTCCAATAATTGAGTTATCGTCGAAATCAACATCGAGGCCGATCAGGAAATCAATCGTGCCATTTACGGAAAGATTAGGCCGAAACATCTTCCAGGTTTTAAGTTGTCCTCTACTGCCAAAATAATTGAACGCTGTTTTTCCATAGGCGTTGATATTTCCGCCTTGGTCGCTTGTTCCTGTCCATGCCTTAATAATTGAAGTTCCGCCAACGTAGTAAAGATCATCGTTAAATAAGGCAAAATCCTCAGCATCCCATCCTATGAACCTACACCACGAATTGTTAATGGTGTTCATCACATACTGATGATGAGTTCCATCCTCGGCAAATGGAATATTGACAATAATGGCCGACTTCGCCGGGTATAACAGCGCTTTCCAGCCATAAATATTCCCGTATAACCTAGCAGAATCGTTGAATGCGGCCTGTATTTTACGAGTGGCGGCCTTGCTGAAATCCAGGCCAGACGACTGCCAAACAGTAGAAAGAGGGTATGCGCCCTGCTTGGTCAGGAAAATCAGTTCTGCACCGTATTTCAGTATGCAGTTTCGCCCCAATGGCTCACCAATGGCATACACGCCGACCAGCGCCCAGGTTGCCGCCGCGCTTGGGTTGGTGCCCTGGTAAACGATGACCTCTCCCTCTGACGTTATAAACACCATTCGATCATCTGCGCCAGATCCCGAATCAACAGTCCATGACTCGGCAGCCATCAGATAGCCGCCTTTCTGCGCCACGCCGTCTAGCGGGAACTCAGTCAATGCGCCGCCCGCCGCGCCCGCCGCCAGATACCAGAATGACAGGCTACTTTTCTCGATGAACATCAGCCTGCCCTTATGCATGATTGGAGCGATAAGACTGGTCGTGGTAATGCCGGTTAATGCGGGGCTGGTTAGGTTGTCAACTGCCGTCCATGTCGCGCCATCGTAGTACAGCGGCTTATCGGCGCCGTTGCACATGATCAGGTAATTATTCGTGCCGTCGCCAAACATTAACGTTTGGTGCTTTCCGCTAGTCCTAGCTGCTACCGATGCACCGACCGCGCCAGCGCTTGAAACGTCATAAACGCCGCTGGCCGTCGCGCAAAACATTTTCGACGAACCCGATATCCCGTTGTAAACCGCCAGCGTCTTGCCGTTTCCGGTCATGCCGGTTGCGTGCGATGCCGATCCGCCGCGAATCTCGCAGTAACCGGGTTGTGGGTACCAGTTATCGAGCGTAACCGCCTCAGTGGGCTTCATGTCGGCCAATGCGGAATATGCGTTCCAGCCGCCCACCGGAGCCTGATAGCTGATAAAATTACTAATCTGTTGTTTTTGACCCGCCTTCACGCGGGAAGGGCTACGCATTTATGAAAACCTTCACTGAATTATTTACCGAATCATTGCAATCAAAACGATATGAACCCGTGGAGAGAATCAAATGCTTGAGCCACGTGCCAAGAGGCAAGCGTAATATTCCAGAACGGCCGCGAACAGTAATGCACACATATCCCATCAAAGGCGGCATATCTTTGGCGCAAAAGGCGCTCGAAAACGTGAAGAAAATTAATGAATTAATGCGGCGAATCAAAGAAGTTAAATAATTGATAAAATTGCTGATCTGCTGCCGGGTAACGGCTTTTTTGCGTACCGATTGCCGCATTACGGCGCCATCCAGTTGCCTTGAGGAACAAATACGCCCGGCTTGGCTCTGCGCGGCTCACCATCGGCAAACAATCTCTCAGCTCCACCGTCACGGCCCATGGCGTCCTTTACCTGAAATTCGTAGGTATTGAAATCTTCGGCGTAATCCAGCCCCTTTTCTTTCTTCCATCGCCAGCGCAAGCCAAGCAAGTGCAGGGTATCTGGCAAGACAAAAGTGTCGTCGTCATTGGTGAAAAACTCTTTCACGGTCGCGCCATCGGGATCGAGAATCGCCCGTTTAGACGACCATTCCCACGTCCAGGTATGCCCGGCGGCCGGTACAGGATTGACGAGCAGATGATTGCCCATAATGCGAAAACGATAGCGGGGGCCATTGACCACCCATGCTTTCATGGCTTGCCACTGTGGGCCGCTGACGGGACCGAGAACCGGCAAACGGTCGGTGTTATCCCAAATGGTATCGTTACGAACATACCGAAACCCAGGGTCGAGCGTTTCGATTGCGCCCTGATCCTCGGCGGCGATGGTGGTATGCGATGCTCGATGGTTCAGTCCCTGCCATGTGTGACGGGAGGCTAGGTCGTTTACTTCCTCTTCGAGTATCGCCAATACCTGCAAAATCTGGTCATTGGTCGAGCCGATAACGACCGATGGAACCGGGACGCCGGTTCTTCTGCAAAACCTTTGTACCAGTTCCAATACGTTCATGCTGCCTCCAGCCTTTTGCAAGCCACTTCAAACCAATGCGGGTCTATCTCAATGCCGACAAACTTGCGTCCAGACTTTATTGCGGCGACTCCTGTAGAGCCGGCCCCCATAAACGGGTCAAAAACAACGTCGCCTGGCTGTGAATGTAGCCCGATAAAATGCGTCGGCAACTCGATTGGTTTTGGCGTTGGGTGGTCGGTCTTTTTCGGGATAATCTTCTTAATGCCGTAATCGCCCGGTCTGATGATGTTCTCTATGTTCTTTGCCGTTGCAAACCATTTAGGCTTGCTGCCTTTTTTGTCAGCAACAAGGACGGTTTCATATGAGCGGCGATAATGCCACCCCATGCCGATCTTGCCCTTATCCCACACCACCATTTGTTTAAAGTTGAATACTTCATCCATCCACAGCGACCAACGTGCAAACTGCGGGTCAGGTCCGCCGCCGCCGCCGCAGCAGCAGCAGCAGCAGCCAGAGTCTAAGAGGCGATTGAATTCTGGCAAGGCGTTTTTAAATATTTCATTGGCCTCTGCGCCATCATTAGCGATTGGTCTTGCTTCCGCCTCTTTTCCTTTTGACTTTCCTAATGCCTTTTCCCGGTTGTGTATCAGGTCACCGTTGTTGTTGTTGTGGCCGTAGGGCGGATCGGTAAAAATCATATTGATTGATTTATCAGGCATCCCGCGCATGATTTCCAGCGAGTCACCCAGGTAAATCGTGGCGTTTCCGATTGTTCTGACTTCTTTAATCATCGTCGCCTAACAAGTCGTCGGCACCGATACCGTCACGAATTGCGGCAGTCATCGGGCCTTGTTGCAATGCGCCAACCTGCTCAACCAGTTTTGACAGTTCGGACACTTGCTTTTCCAGACCGGAAACAGCCGCCAATAATCCGGCGTTTTCCTTCTTGAGTGCGGCAATTTCGACAGTTGCAGGGCCTGCCTTCTTGAGCTGTTTCAGCCATGCGTCAGCCTTGTTTTTCAGGTCATGTGCGCCCATGCCGATACGTCGCAATCCTTCATCATTCGCAGCCGCCAAGCTTTCAACGGTCAGAATGTGCAACTTAATCAGGGTTTCTTGCTGTGCTGGTGAAATAACGCCCCATCCCTTGATCGGATAGCCGTCTACCGGCATTTCCTGTCCGCGTTTCCACGCCTCATAGGCGGCTGTGTATTTTTCCACCCAATCGGCCGGAATACGCGCGTTCATAGCGTCAATCTTGAGCTGCCCCAGCCAGGCGACAACCTTGTACTTCATCACGTCCTTGCTATAAGGTGGCGTGATGTTAGCCATGTCCACATCTTTCGCGACGTAGTGTCCGGCCTCTCGGCTTGCGGCTGCATCTTCAACGGCGATACGCTCGAAGCGCACGAAAGGCATGATGCCGGCGTCTTGTTGGATTAGATCGGTTAGAGCCATAAATCCTCGTAATTAGGGGAGGCCGTCCCTGGCCAAATCGTTAAGTGGCAAAGCTATGCCACCGCCACCATGGTCGTGGGATTCGCAATAATGCCGCTGCCGTAGCCGGTATAGGTTCCGGTCAGCGTGATAGTGCCGGTTGCAGTCGCCAGCTTGTCGCCTACGGTGCCGATAGCCGATCCCATGTAGATGGTGCGGCCGTCCGGATCTAGCTTGGCAACCACTGTCGAAGCCGGGACACCAGTACCAGATAGCGCCATGCCCAAGAAAAATCCGTCATAGCCGTCGGTTTTCAGCGCATAGCTGCCGTTGGTGGTAAGTGCGCTTGCGGTTTTGGTGCCGGTAGCCGATACCCGGTTGCGCACACCGATCAACTGCTTACCAGTGGCGGACGCGCCCAGGATGCCGGCAGCGGCGATAGCAACAATCGCGTCAGCCGCCACGGTGGCATTGGTCTTGTAAACCGCGCGACCCTCGACCTGAATCCAGCCGTAAGTGCCGGATGCCATCGGAGCCATTGCCACGCCCCATGGGAAACCTTGCAATGCGGTGGTGGGCAGCAATGCGGCGTTATGGGATTCGTCCCACATCACCACCGAGCCTTTCAGAATGGCGTCGGCTGATTTGACGTAAACAAACGCGCCCTGGCCCCAGTACGGGTCTACAGCATCAATCTTGGTGCCGAGCGGGTGGCGTTGCGTGGTGTCCGGTGCGAACCAGTCGTTAAACGGCTGCGGCCCGGCGAAACTTGTAACAGGTGCAAACATAGATATTTCCTCGAATTCGTTGGGATGCCCGGCTTTTACACCGGGCTATGCCGTTAAGCGATGATGACGCCTTGTTGGGAACGGTTACTTGCGACTAAATTTCCCATCCACAGAATCGGAATCACAGAACCATCCTGGTTAACCGGTCTTTGCTCTGGAACCTCGGTCAAGTCGGCATCCTTATGCACAACCAGCTTCAAGTATTCGGTGTTCAGGAAATACATGTGGTTCGCTGGAATGCCGCTATTGCCGTCGTAGATCACGTCGGCCTTTTTGTATTTCAGCGATACGAAACCGGCATTTGCGCTCTCGCTGGACGAGTATCGTTTCAGGCTGGTTTGGCTGTTCTCGAAGAAGCTGTAGTAGTTGTTGTCAGCAACGATCAAATCCGGACAGTCGTCCGGACCCCTGTCCAGCTGCAGCCACAACGGCAGCATGGCCGACCCTTCGATAGTGGTGGCCGAGATGGTGACGGAGTTGACGGACAGGTCAAAAACCTTGTTTTGCCAGAACGACCACACTGATGCATCGATACCGCCCACGGTGTTGGTGTTGGTGTCGGCAACAAGCGCTTGCAGGCCGTTGATCTGGTTTGTCAGCGAACCGGCTGAGTACAGGTCAGACGAGAAGTTGTTGTTGAACGTGCGAATCGCGTTTTTCATCCGGGCTTTTGCCAGATTGATGATGCGAGAATCGCCGGAGTTGATACGCAGTTCTCGGCCAGATGCCACGATGTTGATAGCGATCTGGCGCCACTGGTACTCGGCAGCCGAGATAACATCGGATTGACTGATGTTCAGCGTGTCCCAGTCTGAGTACCGCTGATAAGTGCCGTTCGCGTTGTAGTCCAGAGGCGTGGCGATGGTTAAGCCGCCATCTTCGAGCGAGTAATTGCCTTTGCGCTTGACGTACTTGAGCAGCGCGTTACGGTTGCTCAAGTTGTCTTTGATTTCTTTGCGGTGACGCCTAAATGTCGTCGATACAAGCTCTGTAAATGTTGAATTGGCTGACATTTCAGCTCCTTCTGTAGTTAAAAATGAAGTTAATCATTTCCATCTTCCAAGGGAGCCTGTCGGGGCCTTGTCGTGGTATATGAGCGGCTTTATGCCTCTCGCGGCCTTCTCTGTCAGAGACCTATACGCGATGTTATAACATTACACTAATTTTCTAATAATTTCAACACAACCAATTGATTTTTAATAGGTTTACATATATAGTAAGCACAACATTATCGGCCGACATTAACATGCCATATATAATTTACAAATACACGTGCAAAACAAGCTGGAAATCTTATATAGGGCAAACAAGCCGCCCAAGAGAGCGCATGAAGGCTCACATGAAAGCCGATAGAGGATTTGCATTTGCCAATGCCGTTAAAAAATACGGAGTGGACGATTTCGAGTATGAAATCCTTATGTCAGATTTAAGCCTTGAGCAAGCAAATGACGCCGAATCTTTGTTTATCGAGCAATACAAAACACTGTCCCCAAATGGTTACAATCTGAGGGGCGGAGGCGGTAACGCTTTCTTTTCTGATGAGTCAAGGCTGAAGTTGTCAAACTCAATGACCGGAAAACCAAAGTCAGAAAGTCATAGGGCAAAAATATCTGAAATACAAACCGGAAAGAAAAGATATCCTCACACTGAGGAAGCAAAATCTCGAATCAAGGCGTCAAATATCGGCAAGAAACGAACGGAAGAGGCGCGGAAGAATATGTCTTTAGCTCAACAAAACAGATCAGATGAAACGCGCGCAAAAATGGGCGCTGCTCACAAGGGTAAAAGCCTGCCAGAAGAACAAAAGGCAAAGATCAGTTTAGGTATTATGGGAAGGAATGTTTCAGAGGAAACCCGGAGAAAGATAGCAGCGGCTAATAAAGGCCGGGTTAGAACAGAAGAAGATCGGCTGAAAAACGCAGAATGGCATACAGGACGAACGCAATCAGAGGAAACAAAAGCCAAACGCAGAGCCACATGGGCAGCAAAACGTTTGGCTAAAACGGCTTAACCGGCTCTCAGCTTGGCCAATGTCTCAGCCATTGTGTCGTCCCAACTGCCCACCGGTTCCGCACTCTGCCTATTGCTGTTGATCGGCTTGACGTTCGCGGCCTTGGCCTTTTGTGCCGCCTTGGCTTCGGCTGTCTGCTTGGCAAGTCTTACCGCTGTTTCGGACTCGATCAGCTTGGATTGCTCTTTGGCTCTGGTAATAGGGTTCGCCCATACCGCTTTCTCGTATGCGTCTTTCAGGTCAAGTCCGGTTTGGAGCAATGCAATCACATCGTCGGCAACCTCTTCAAAATACGGGTGCTCTGGATCGCTGGCAAACGCTTCAACCTCGGACGCAACCTTGCTGTAATTCTGCTGGTACTCGGCCTGCTGGCGCTGTTGCGATTCGCGCTCCATGCGCTCGACGCGCTGTTGTAGCTCCTGTGTGCGCGGGTCAATCTGCGGCTGGCCTTCCTGTGGGATAATGCCCAAATCAGTGCCGAGCTTGATGAAAGCCTGCTGCCTGGCTTCCACGCTGCCACTGGTCAGCGCTCGATTCCATCCTAGTGAATTCTCGACAACCTGATGCTCATTTAATCCGAACTGTTGCAGCATGTCGCGGTATGGTTCGATAGTGCGCTGCAATTCCTGAGCATAGGCATGATTGGCCTTGTACTGTTCAATGCCGTCCAACATCTGCTTTTCGCGCAGCTCGACATAGGCTTGCGCTTCCGGGGTCATTTTAGACCAGTGTTCGTGCTGCTCTTTCGCCCAGGATGCTGGCGGGGCTTTGGCGGGGACTTCCTGTTGCTGCTCTTCGGTTACGTTATCCGCTGTTTTTTCGGCCTCGGCTTCTTGTTGTTCGCCTGTCTGCTCGTTGTTGGATAGCTCGTTATCAATATCGGTTTCGTCAGAGCCGCCGAATAGGTCCGCGCCGATAGAATCTACCGCACCATCAAAATCAAAATCGTTTTCATCGCTCATTTTTCACCTGTCAGGTAGTTAAATTCGTACTGTTTCAGCAGTCGCGCCGCTGGCAATCTCGTTGACCAGTGCCTCGCGCTTATCGCTTGGCATGGCAGTAAACTCGCGGTCAAAAGTCTCGTCGACCAACTTGTCCAGCCTTGCATCATCCTCAATAACTCGCCGGTCGGTATCCTGCTTCATCCCTGGTTCGTACTCGATGCAGTCATGGGCCGCAAGATCGTTCGCCCTTTGCCGTTGCGTGGTGATGATTTCGCCAGACACCGGCGATTCATACGCGCTAACACCAGTGGCGCTCATATGCGACGGGATGACAACAGTTATAGGCGTGATGACCTGCGGCGAGTCGGTTCCGCATTCGCACTCGACAATGCGCCGATGGTCAGACACGCGCAATATCCTCTCGAACCTGCCATGTTTCGGGCAGCAGTAAACATAACGCGGCATTAGTTCACCAATTTGTAAAATAGATTCACGTCTACCTGCCCCGTCAGCCAGTCGATAGATAGCCCATTAGGCGCATCTATACCATCATCGCCAAACCACACCGTAGACGAACCAGCCGCGGCAAAGTTGACATGCACCAGTGATGCTCCACCTGCACCGGTTGCGCCGTGAACGATTGAAAATGTCGCCGCTGCCGGTATTGCTGCCGACTCTTTGGCCGAATACCCGACCAGCCTTAGACCGGCCTGAGCCGCCACAGCCGCATCGACATTCGCTGTCACTGCTGCATTAACATCGACGCTCGCGGCCTTATGCAGATATTCACCGCCTTCATTAACTAAATTGCTCATTTATGCTGCCTCTGATTGTGGTTGGTTGGCCGCTGTCATGGCGGCGATCTGTAATTGTGTTTGCGCCTGCAAATCGGCCTGGTATTTCGCGATTTTCTCGGCTGATTCGATGCGCATTTGCTCAAGGTGCATTTGCGTTTTCGCCTCGCCCTCGGCTATCAGGCGCTGCATTTCGAGCTTGAGCTTTTCAAGCTGGATATTTGCCTGCTGCTCATCCTGTTTAGCCTGCAATTCGGCTTGCTTGTCCTGCTGCGTGGCATCTTGCGGCGGTTGTGGTGGCTGCATCTGGTTGATGTATTCCTCGATTTCATCGCCGAACTGGTAGCGACGCACAACCGATAGCATCATGGCCTTGGCCGCTTCGAACGGAAACGCACCCTTTTCGATCAGCGGCGCGACGCCTTGCAGGTATTCACCCAAGGCGGTCATTACCTCGGCAATCTGTTTCTGATCTTCGACCGCTTCCGGCAATATCGTGCTGTTCGTTTCGATGTCGATCTTGTACGATCGCTGCATGTCGTTTTTCAGCAGGTCAAGCACTTGCGACCAGGTTTGTTTTTGCATAACCGCTTGCGCTTGCTGAATCATGCCTTGTTGAGCCTCGTTTGGCTGCATGCCCTGCATTTGCATTTGTTGCGCGGCTTGCATGACGGCTTGAGACTGCACCACTTCCTGATCAGTCGCATACGGCAAACCCGTCATTTGCGCCCAAGTATCTGCGCTGAACTTGGTGGCGGCCACTTCCAGCATCAACCGCAGCAAATCCCGCGCATATCGCTGCACCTCACCTTGATTACGCTTGAGTCGCATGGTGCCCCATTGGCTTTTCAACTGTTGTGCTGATGCCGTCTCGCTGGCTACCGTCGATCCGCGGATAATGTCCGATATGCCGGTGACTTCGTAAATGACCTGCTTAGCCTCTTCCCGCGCCGCGTATAATTCGCGCAAAACGACTATCAGCTTCTCGACCGGCCAGAACCATATTGATTTGTCGAAACCATTATCGGCGGCAATCGTTGCCGATTTCTCGGCGGGGATCATCTCGTTATCATCGCCGCTCAACAGGTTGGCGATGTCCCCCTTTAACTCGCTGTCATAGACACCTCGCGCCTTGATCGCTCGGACGATCTTCTGGATGCGGACGGTTAGTTCGTTGATTTCTTTCGCTTGCGACTCATACACCAGATAGGGCGCCGTAACGGACATGTCGTTCGACTTGGCAAACAGCACGATAGGCCTCGGCATCGGGAAGAATCCTGCCAGCTCTAGCGGATCGTCCTCGACTTTCAGGAAACCGTCCTTGTAGTGCTTAGACACATAGCGCACCTTTTTGCCGCCCGACTTATCCCATATCTGGTAGATAGTCGCCGTTTTGCGCTCGCCCTGGTGTTCGTCCTGCTTTTCTTCGCCTGAATCGTTTTCGGTGTCGTCGCCTTCCTTCGTAAACTGAATCTTGCCGGCCATTTCCTTGCCAAACAACCGCTCTGCCTCGGCTTTGTCGATGATCTCTTCAAACGCGATCCATGGCACTTCCGACCACTTTTTCGAGTAGCCGAATAGCACTCGGTCCCAGCAAACAGTATCGGTGCAGACTAGCTCGGACTCTTTTCTGAGGCTAATTTCTGACGCAATTCCGCTATCTCCGCTTTCAATATCCTCTTCTGCTTCGCTGTCAATGCCATATTCGCCAATCTCCGCGTCATATTTGATTCTCGTCACACCGCGCCCAGGCAACATGGCGTCGAGCGTGGCGCTGTTCATGCTGTCGTCAAACGTCTCATAGCCGTCCGTGTTGGTGTCGAGCAGATATTCCAGCATCCGTTCGCCGGCTTTTGCCGCAGCCTGCGCTAACGGCGCGGTGTCTTTGAACCGATGGCGAACGACTGGACGCGGCACGGCCGAATAGAGCGCCGGCAGCAGCGTATCAGTGTTGCTGTACAGGATATTGAACGGCACCTTCTTTGTGCCGGTGTAAATGTCGATAATCCGCTTGCCTTCCTTGCGATAGCTCTCGTCGCGCTTCTTAGCGTCGTCAAGCTCTGAAAACCAGCGTTTTACCGCGCCTGCGTCCTGCTCTGGTGCAATCTCTACCATGTGTCCCTCTTCGCTTTCATGCGCTGCAAATGCTGCTGTGTGATTGATTTCATGCTGATGTTTTGGATTGATGCTGACTGTAGCGACTGCTCGACGGGGATTTGTGGGTCATATTTGCGAACGTATGGCCGGCTCATGCAGGCATAGCGCCATTCATCGGCGGCGTGGTCTTCTTGATCGGTATCGACATCTTCCAGCCGGTCTTTGTCGTGCTGCAATATTGGGATAGTGCGGATAGAGTCAATACAGTTGTTGAAGCAAACGATCATTGGCCTGTCGAATGCTTCGCCAATTAGCCTGGAGCGTAGCTGATCCCATCCCCCCATTGCGCCGCGCTGCGGAACCCTGGCGTTGTCGGCACGCCTGAATTTAGCGCCTGATTTGCGCATCCTGTCAGCGATGCTCGGCCCGCCGTCCTCGGAAAATGCGGCCGGGTCGAGAACACCTATGCCAATTTCTTTTTTACCAGACCTTGATACGATGCCGGCTCCGACTTCTTCGGCCGTCATTTTTAGCCCGGTATTGAATAGCGGCTGGCCGTGGTCGTTGTATTTCATGCCATACCATTCCTGATAGCGCACGATGCAGCCTCGGGGCAATATCAGTCCTTCCTCGGTTTTGTAGTCGTCGCTGACTATCGCCCACCAGCCGAACGAAAATGGCCGGGCGCTTCCCCAGTCGCCTGAAATGAACTTATGCCACTGCTCTGAAATCTCGAACGGCCTGATAACGTGACGCGACATTGACCAGCAGTCGAAGAACGCCCCAGCCACGATATTCCAATCACCCTCTAGCCACGCCTTACGCAACGCCTCGTTTCCATTTGTTGCCGCTATGATTCGACCAACATAGGCCGGATCGCTTCCCAGCAGAATCTGATTGTCTGTAGTCCTGGATGGTACAAACATGCGCGTGAAATCGCTTTCAGGGTCTTTGTATATCGTCAGTGGCCGAGAACCATTATCGATATATCGAGCCTTCACCCATCCATGCCCAACGCCGCCAGGGTTGCCGGTTGAGCGCACCGAACACGGAACACCGTGAGCGTTACGCAAACACGAAAACATCTTTATCATACCGTTTGGGCTGCTGTACTCTGTTACCTCGTCAAATGACTGGTGAGAGTATTGGTGTCCGTGATACCTACCATAATCGCGCTCATGTTCGATATAGCGCATCTTTACGCTAGCCCCATTGGGCCAGTACCAGCAGTTTGTATATGGATGGCTCGCACTAGACTGCGTTTTGTAAACGGCGCCCTCAGCCGGGAAAACCTCCATTGCCCGCCCTTGCAGTTCCTCAAGCTCGGCGTAGGTTTTGCGGAACATGATGCCGCGCGACTTGCCCTCGTAGCGTAGCGCGGCATCCTCCTGATAACCGAGCTGGAAATCAGATTTACCACCGCCACGCTCACCACCGTAAAACAGCTCATCAACCCACCTGGCCGAAAATGCCGCCGCCTGCGCGCCTGGTTGTGGATTCCACATTATTTAGGCCCAAACGTTGCCGCCCACTGCTCTGGTGTCAGCATTGGCGCGACTGCTACGGTGTGATTAACGGGGTTATCGGCCTGACCTCCGATATTGACCTCTGCCGGCGCATTTGATACGAGCTTATCAAGTAATATTTTTGCGGCCTGAACTTGTGTCGATTCCATATCGCATTTGCCAAGCGCATGATTTTGAAGACGATTAACAAGCTGACTCCCTTGTATTTTCGCCCTCACGCTGTCCTGATGTAATTTATTTAATCGTGCTGCCATAATTTTTGGTTCATATGAACCAATTATAACAAAGTTTGGTTTATTTCAACCAATTTATGGACTAACGCTACCTGTGACAATCTGCTGTGATAATTATTTATTTAATTTGTGTTGACAATTCAATTATCATGCTTTAATCTACACCCATGCTGAACGAACAGCTACCGACCGGGCGGAACCCGGAACCCGCTTGGAGAACGACATGCTATTTACGAAAGAACATTACGATTTATTGAAAGATTTTGAAAAACTGTTCAAACATGAGCGACTAGATAAAGAGGACAAAAAGCTTTGGAAAAAAGGACAGATTTACCAGAACGGCGAAGTTAACAACATGTTTAAAGCATTTCAACTTGGCTATTCGTTCGGAAAAGTTTCTGAGCGGGATTAAACATGACTACAAAACCCGGAGCGCCAAAAGGCAACAAGAACGCCGCCAAGGACGACGGCGCAACTTCTTTCATCCATGCCAGGTGTACGCCATCCGCTAAAGCCGCGTGGGTGATGGCCGCTCAGCGTGAAGGGCTAAAGCTGACTGAATGGCTGGTCAAGACACTTAACTCTAACGCATGACCGCGACAATTTGTCACATTAAATAAAAGTTTACTTTTATCAAAAAGCGAATATACTTATATCCAACGAAACGGGAATGGCCCGGATCGAAAACGGAGAGCAGACATGTTAGATAAAAATTTCCCAAATCAAAAAACGGTTTCTGATATTTGTGATTTATCTGAGGAGGCTAACAAACATTCATACTGGAACGCTGAAAAGCCATCTGAAATCCTGCTTCACATTGAGCAGCTGGCACTGTCAGATTTTTCTGAGCAGCTAATATCATGTGGAATTTCTATTGATATTAAAATAGAGAGAAATATGTCAATGTTTTTTAACGAATGGGACAGGACATTAGACCGCTATTCAATGCAGGTTACCGGTAAAAAATACTCTGATTACATAATTGATTCTTTCATTGAATTAAAATCTAAGCTATGAATAAACCAACCCAAGGCGGCAAGCGTTCCGGCGCTGGCCGCCCGGCTAAGCCCGACAAAAAACGGACAGTCTCGCTAAAACTGTCCGTTGAAACCGCTGAATTTATCGCCAGCCTGCCCAAAATGCAGCGTGCAGACTGGGTTGAATCGGCTATCAATCAATTCCGCGCCCAATAACACATAATTTTCAATCCCTTAATCGCACAGCGCGGCGTCAATCCGATGCTGCATTTGTCGCCGGCTGTCGCGTACCATTTTCCGCCGCGTTGGAATAGGTGCGGCTTAGACATTTAGCTGTTTCTCGATCAATGTGGCATAGCCGGATATATCCCTCCATGAATCGTCATAGTTTGGATCACCATTGATGATTCGGCCTATTTTGTGGGCGATCATTTCCAGCGCTTCGACTTGCGAGCTGTTGAGTCTTTTCCAGCCGCTATGACGCTGCATGGCCTTTTTAATCTCCTGCGTCACATTGGCATGGCCTTCGAACGGCCCATAACGATTTCCACGCTCAATTAGTGTTGCGTCAATGTCATTTGTTTTGTTGCTCATAATTCCCCAATCGCTTGCGCTCGCGCTAATTCCTCGGTCATGCCGTTGATCTGCATCCGCTTTGCTACGGATTCGCAGAATTTGTCAATTTCGTACTCGGTCGCCAGTGGCCGGCGTACTGCTAGCCACTGTTCGTCCTGTTCGTATTTTTCGAGTGTGTTACTCATTTAGCACCCTA